AACGGAAGGATCGCCAGCTGCTGAGTCGTTATAAATCATTGCGCCAAAAGCCGTGATGGTTGCAGACGTAAACGATAGGTCAGCAAAGTCAGTAAACGCTGTAGTTCCAGAAGATGTTGGGGTTACGTTGGTTAAAGTACCACCACCAGCAGAATAAGTACCAGAGTTAGGTACTTCGTTTGTAGCTGTATACGCTGTAGTTGCGGCTGTAAAGGACGCTGAGTTGTCATACAGAGCCAGTTTAAACGTGTTACCTGTGCCAGTTGTGAAGTTATGAACTGCTCGCATCAGCTCTACTTTGAAGCTAGTACACATGAAATTGCCTGTAAATGCCATGATTTACTCCTCTAAAAGTTTAATTAATTCAGGATGACCAGCTTCCCGTAGCTTGTGGGCTAGTGTTACACGATCAAATTTTACTGCTTCATTCATATAAAAGACTAGTACTTCCCGAATGTGATTACGAAAAGCAATTGCTTGCTCACGAACTAATGGGTGAGATTGGTCGCCTACCTGAATAATCTTATCTAGCGCCCGTTCAGCAACTTCCTCTGTGGTGAACCCACCAAAGTCTTTAGTTGCCACTTGAATCCCGTTAGATTCGCCTAGTCCTTGTACGCTAATCATCTTACTGGATACCTTACTTGTCCACTGCGATAAGAGTCTTGACGGTCTTTAGCGTCACCCAACTGTTTGAGTTCTGTCATAGCACGGTCAAAACGGGCTTTGTAGTTTGCAATAACATCTGCATCTGACTTCATAAAGTTAGCCGCTTCTAAGAGCGCACCATATAACAACACGGAATCAAAATTAGTTCCAAGCCAGCTTGTGCCAGCCGTGACAATTGACTCTGGGTAGTAGAAATAATGCAGTTCTACCGCATAGTTTGCGTCAGGTGTAGGTCCGAGAATAAAGGTGTTGTCGTCAAATATGGCGTAATACTGTGGCTCCCCGTAAAACGCAGCGTCTGTATCTGGGTACGATTCACGGATAAAGTTTACGTCTTTGTTCAAAAGGTAGTGGTATTCATTCGCCGCATTAATCACCGCAAGACTAAACGTAGCCAGCCAATCAGTTGGAGTGGCTAGATACTTATTTCCAGTAGTTACGTTTCCAGTTTGGTTCCTACGAAATGCAGGCATCTGCACCGTATTAAAGACGCTTTGCTCTGCCAATTGAACAAAACGGGCAATTTGTTCAGCCGAAGTAAAAGAACCTACTGTTGCTGGGAAGTCATTCTCAGCAAAGCCTTTAATAGCAGAAGTTAACTGCGTGTAATTCATCCCATCTTCCCGCTAGACATACGACCTTTAGTTGCTGCACCAGCACCACGCATCTCAATCTTACCGTATTGATTTACGGGTTTGCCATTACCTTTACTAACCCCGTCAACCGAGATATTCATTTTTGCCATTTCTTGAGCACCCGTAGTGTCTTTAATTTTTAATGGCTTGCCATCCATAGTATGCGGCTCGGCATAGACTTTGGCATCGCCAACTTCTTTACCCATTACCTTTTTAGAAAATTTAGGCATTATCGACCCCTTCCAGCGGATTTACGCATACCTTGATTCTGAACTTTGGCAAGGTTACGTCCAATTTTCTTCATGACGTTTTGGTCTTTGCCGCCCATCTTTGGCTTTGAGTTTAAACCCATTACTTTTGGACCTGAATCACCAAGATTCTTGCCTTCAGTTTTACCTTTTTTTGCTACGCCATCTGCGTCTTTTTTAAACATGTTCAACTCCTAAGTTGTCGTTATCGTTACACTACCTACCAAACAAGATGGAGCCAAATCGTTCGGTGTTAAGCCGTCATCTCTTGACCCGCCAACAGGGTTCCATCCCCATTGAAATATTCTACTTCCACCTTCAGGAAACCCAACACCTTGTATAGTTGTGTCATTTGTTCCATTAATCTGCAAACCGCTGTTACCTGATACTTGATAACTTACATCTGGTCTCGGCTCCCGCACCGCTTGTGGGTCGTTAACTGGATACATACCTAATTGTAACTGCGGTTGATCTGGTTCCCAGCACTCTTGACACACCTTAATAGTGACCTGCTTTGTCTTAATAGTTAACTTCCTAAGCTCTTTTAGCTTATACCGCTGACCACATCGGTCACATTCGGCAATCGCATACTTACCAGAAGAAAACTGACTAGGCATGATTAACTATAAAACATGTTACGGGGAACAAAACGAACTGACGCTGTCTCCCTATCTTCATCGGCTGCTAATTGGAACTGCTGCTCATATTCTGCCTTAAGCATCTGCATACGACCAGGATCAACGCCAGTCAGCTTTGCGCTGAGGTAATACGCTAAACCCGCCACCATACATGGGATAAAACGGAATGGAATGTCTTGTGTACGAATACCGTTACCTGCATCCTGAATACGGCGCATACGGTAGTACACCAATGTGTACTGATCGCCAGGGGAGTTAGGCCAGACGTTGATACAAGGAAGCTGGTTATTAAACACCCCAGCAGCTGTTAAATGTGTCGCAGCTGTAGTACCATTTTGTCCACGCCAAGCGTTAACTATTTGATTTCCAACGATATTTTGATAGCCAATCGTTTCGTTGTCAATATTTACAAAGCCCTGAGTAGGGAGATTAGCTGCGCTTGCCAGCGTAATTGTGGTGTCTGTAGTGTTAATACCACCAACTAATGTAGTCTGGGCTATGCTTGCAACACCGCCACTTTGACGGTTAAACCACATCTGAATAGGGCGTCCCGTAGTGTTTTTATTAGGAATCGTCATGTACGTAGGTTCGCTAATACGGGTCAGATTAATGTCTATCTGATTAGCCTGGCTGCCGTTATCAGTACGGGTACTTGCGTCCAAAATGTCAATAGTATCTACAGGCATCGCATATAGAGCCTGCTGGGTGTTAAGTACAATCTGACCCTGCTCAACTGTCCACAAGTTAATACCGCGGTTCGCCCACTCAATCGTCAGAATGTTCAAAGACCGCCGTGCAGTACGGAAGTCATAACCAGTACGCAGTTCTACCCCGCAACGCTCAAACGCCTCTTCAATGAGGTCGTTCATGTCTAGATTAAAAGCGGTAGTCCCTGTTGTGCTCATATCTTCCTAAACGGTTTTACTTTTGCTTTTACTTTTGCTGGCTGGGGCACGAACTGCTTGCCTTGGGCTTTTCCCGCTCGTTTTGCTCGTGTTGTTGCTGCGTACTCTTGGGGACTTAGCGACTGGATTGCTTTTTTTGGCAGGTATCGTTCCCCCGTCTCGGACGACTTCTTCCCTGACTTGGTTGTCCACTCTTGGTCGCCCCAAGCCTTTAAAGATTGCTGTGATTTTGCTAAGCCACCCCCAGCCATTTTCTTTTTGCTGGCACAATGGGCTTTCTCCGAGAACCCCTTCGGGCTGTCGCAGTTGATTGACTTTTTGCGTTTGTCTGACCATTTCACTTATAGCCTCCACCAGCAGCTTTGTACTTCTTAGCTACTAACTGCGCTTTACGAGCAGACCATTGACCCGCTCCAGTACCATGAGTTGCAGCCGCCTTAACTTGAGAAACAATCCGTTTACGCAAGCTAGGTTTGGTGTAGTTACCAGCAGCATTAACTTTACCGCCTTCTGCAAACTGTGTAAAGTCGGTGTCATCCCTACGGGCTTTCTTAACCCCTTTGCCCATCTTAGACGGCATTATGGCGCCCATACCTCTGCTTGGTCTCATGCTCTTGTCTTCCCTCTAATTGCACAGCCATCGGCTCGTTTGGAGGCACTAGATACCTTGCCACCAGCTTTAAAAGGCTTATCTAAACCCTTCATACCGCTAAAATCACCACCAGCCCCAACGCTAACCGAGCTTGCTCTGGATAAACCAGGAACCTTCTTATGCTCGTTCCTAGCTTCGTTTAGAACCTTACCCTCGTTAACGTACTTTTCTAACTTTTCCGCAAACTGCTTTCTAGTCTCAGGGTCGCTATTCTTCATACCCCGCTGCATTCTTTCCAGGAAAGACTTGCCCTCACCTGTTGAAGCAGATGGGGATGCGGGTTTGACTGTCTTGTCCATTACGCTCTTGTTTTTCCACGAATAGCACAGCCATCAGCACGCTTAGAAGCGGAAGATACTTTACCGCCCTTAGCTTTTTTCTCTACTGGACGACTTAGCAAATCTGAACCCATCTTCATTAGGCTTTCCATTTTGCTTTTAGCTTCACGTTTTTTCTGCGCTTCTTGCAGATCTTTTTCGTAGTTAGCGTAACCCTTCTGAGTCTCTGTAGTTACAGGATCAGATACAGTGCCGTCGTCGTTTTGCTGAGCTTTAGTAACCATGATTAAGCCCTTGTCTTTCCACGAATAGCGCAGCCATCAGCACGCTTGGAAGCAGAAGACTTAATCATACCACCCTTAGCCTTTTCAACAGGTTCAGAAAGTTGCTTAGCATCGTACATGTCTTTGGCGGGTATTAGAGCCTTCGGCACAAGAGCATTGCGTGTAGTAACCGCATCAACTATCTTATCTTTAATTGTTGTAGCGCCTTTAACAATAGCTTTACCTGCACGACGTGGCAAATCCCGATCTTCTTCGTTTTGTTTGCGGTCAATGTCCGCTACGATTTGGTCTGGTGATTTAGCCATGATTAGCAGGCTCCGCCTTTTTTCATCTTAATCATTGTGCCTTTGGTCTTGCCTTTAATTTCAACGCCGCCGCCTTTAGCCATACCATGCATCTTTTTCTCATGACCTTTAACGGCTTTGGCTGCTACTTTTTTCATCATTGGCTTGTCTTTGGCAATGTCAGAGTGTGCCATGCCGCCTTCTTTCATAAAGCCCATCTTGTTACGAACAGCTTTAGGTAACTTAGCTACGCCTGGGTTCTTTTTCATGTCTACTGGTTTCATGGTTCCACCTTCTTTAAAAGTTTTGCCTTTATCGGCAGTTAAAAATTCCTTCCCTACAGCGGAAGATACACCTGCTTTTTTGGCAAACTTTGGGTTATTAGCCACAGCCGCCATGAAATTGTGTTGTTTTTTGCTTACGCTTGGCATCACTTACCTTTGAATAAGCTGGTCAATTTTGTTTTCAAGTTTGTTAAACCTTGCATCCATATGCTCCACAATGCGGTCAACTTCTGCTTTAGTAACATTATCACGAGCCACCTCTTCTCTTGTCTTGTTTAATAAAATATCAATACGTTTTAAGTCATTAAACTTTTCGTGCATGATATAACCAATCAATGCCATAAATATGGTTAGCCCGCCAGTCCAAAGTTCCATCATGTTTAGCATTTCCACCTCTTTAAGGAGGCAGCCTTTCTTGTAGGCTTACCATTTTCATCTTTCATAGGTCCAGGCATACCAGACATCCGAGCACAAAATGAACGTTTGCGAGCGCCACCTTGTGGTTGCGGAGCTTTTAGATTCGAGCCAGTAGCCGCATTATATTTAGCACGACCTTTGGCGGTAAGCCCAGCGCCCTTAGATACAGGCAACTTTTCACCACGACCAACCGCAAGCGAAACACCTTTTTTCTT